TCTGTGGGTTGAGCAGTTTTTATGCACTTGCTCAGGTGCTTTACCCTTAGATAGAGTCACAACTGCGGATACCAGTCTCTACATCAATGTAACAAGCCCCGCCTTCAACTTCAGTTTCATCCTCAGTAGTCTTACCCTCGTCAACTACGTCCTCAGAAGCAGAAGCATTAAGGATACCGAAGCGTTTACCAGCAGCACGGAAAGTAGTACAGCCCTTAGCGCCACCCTCGTAGGCTTGCAGATAGACATCCTTGAACTGGCCCCAAGTAACAGACTCACCTACGTTGCAGGTCTTGGAGCAAGCACTATCGACCCACTCTTGAGCAGCATTAAGCATCCCAACATGGGCCTCAACTGAAATATTGTCAGCCGTGATACACTCGATACCCCACTCACGATAAGCATAGTCTTCTACCTTCTCGTACATAGGGCCATCTGTAGTCTGTACAGTACGTGTGTAGGAAAGGCTAAAGACAGGTTCAATACCGGAACTCACGTTGTTAGCAGTAAGACTGATAGTACCAGTAGGCGCGATAGAAGTCAAGTGACTATTACGGATACCATACTTACTAATAGCCTCTTGAACATCTGGGTCCAGCTTCTTGATGAAATCCCCTTGGCAATACTTCTCATTGTCAAACAGTGGGAAAGCACCTTTCTCAAGTGCCAGTCCCGCTGAAGTCATGTAGCAGCGATTAGCAATAAACTTAAGAACCTCTCGTGTGAACTCTTTAGCTTCCTCTGTCCCATACTCAATACCCAAGGCACCAAGAGCATTAGCAAGACCAGTAACACCGAGACCCATACGGCGCTTGTTCTTTGCTTCTTCCTCCTGTTGTTTCAGTGGGTAGGTAGTCTCATCAATAACATTGTCCATAGCCCGGACTACATGAGGAATATCATGCTGTAGTTGATCCCAATCGAACCCTACATCAGTCCTCCCCCGCACATCAGTGTACTTAGTAAGGTTGAAACTCCCTAACAGACAAGCACCATACTCAGGAAGGGGTTGCTCGCCGCATGGGTTTGTAGCTGAGATGTTCTCACAGTACCAAAGGTTATTCATCTGGTTTACACGGTCGATGTAGATAACACCGGGTTCAGCCCAGTCCCAAGTAGCCCTGAGGATAGACTCCCAAAGAGACCGTGCCCTAACAGTATCGAACACCCGGTTGTCCCACACAAGGTCAAAGTCTGCATCTTGCTTAACAGCTTCCATGAACTTGTCAGTAACCAACACAGAGATATTGAATTGTGTCAGGTGATGACTGTTGGTCTTGGCAGAGATGAACTCAATGATGTCAGGGTGGTCTACACGAAGGCAACCCATTTGTGCACCTCTGCGGTGTCCTGCACTAGCGATAGTCTTACAGAGTGCATCCATAATCCCCATGAAGGACACAGGACCAGAGGCTTGAGACCCGAGAGATTTAATGCGGCTACCACGGGGACGAATCTCACTGAAGTCGTAGCCTACACCACCACCCATCTGCATGGTCTTGGCGGCTTCTCGGGCAACGTCCATAATACCCATAAGGGAGTCAGGAACCTTCTGCATGACGAAACAGTTGAAGGCTGTCACACGACGATAGGAACCTGCTGCTGCTTGTACTCGACCACCAGCAAGGAACCTCTGGTTCTCAATAATGTCGTAGAACTTGGTGAAGTGTTCTCGGTTGTCTGTAAGGGCACCTGCAACACGCCCACACTTTTGATTGTATTCTTCCCCCTCTTGGCGGTATTTCTTCTCGTCAGCCCATTTAGCAATAGGGATAATCGGTCCAGTCATTCAGTATTCTCCTTTATTCTTTCTATAAGTCTTACACAAGGTCGTCTAGTTGTACTTTAGGTGCATCAGTCCTCTTGAGCACCTTGCCATCCTCACGGTATCTCACAGTACCATCCGCTTGAACACACCGATAGAGGTTATTAGAATGGATTCTACGGATAGCCTCATCCAAGTGATACCCTTGAGCATCAGCATAGCCATACAGTACGTAGATAAGGTCTGCCAGTTCCTTAAGGTCATCCTTGGGGTTGTCAGCCGCCCGAAACTCTTCATACTCCTCGTACACCAAGTCAAGGGAACGTAGGGCGCTAGGCTGTTGTCCCATTACCTCAGTGAACTCTCGGACCATACTCATGACGTCTCGGTTGTTATACCTACGGGGGTACTTAAAGGAGAAGTCTTGCTTGTAAGCGTCATCTACAGGTGGTGCACCATTGTAGGGGTCATCATAGTGCACACTCCAGTTTTCCATTTCTTCAGGTGTAATCATATCTAGTCTCTCCCATAGAATGTAGTTGGTGTTTCACCTTCTTGCCCTTCCTGCCAGAAGTACCAAGCGTAGTTATCTGTCCCTGCCACCCTCTTACCGTCAACAGGAAACCAGCAAACCCTACCCACTGAAACAACCTTAGAACACTTCTTCATATAAGGTGCGAAGTACTTGTTGTGCATCATGTCGGCGGGTAGCAGCAGCCAAGTATCTTTGAGGGTAATAAAGTGGTCAATCATCGGCAGAAGTGTTGCCTTGGTGAAGGGCGGGTTTGTAATGATGCAGTCGCAATCTTGCAAGTCATCTTCAACAATGTCCATGGCATCTTTAGGGCTACCCCACCCCTTTCTGTTTTCAATGTCTACCATCCACCTACAGAAAGCAGTCTCCTTAAGAAGTTCTACCAAATCCCCTTCACCACAACAAGGCTCTGCGTAAGTTTTACCTTTAATAAACTCGATAAGTTTAGGTGGGATAGCCGCAGGGTCACGGGTAGGGTAGTAGTCCTTTGGTACTTTAGTCATACTACTGCGTTTACTCAACTATATTCTCCTCTTTAATATAAGGGTCTATGTCGTAGTCAACTAAATCTACAAAGCCATCCCACAAGCCCTTTATAGTGTTAAGACCGGAAAGCAGGAAGTCATGGTAGTCTCTCTCTTCATCATACAAAAACTCAAAGAATCCTAAGAGAATGTCTTCATTTTCCCTCCACCAAGCGGCTGCATCTAGCCAATCCTCTTTTGTCCTTTTTACCGCTTCCTTAATCATACCGTTACTACTTTTAAAGGAAACATCGTGTGCCTTAGAGTGACAGTCTAGACACAAAAGTATTAAGTTAGTTGGGTTATCAGAACCACCCCGTGACTTTGGAACGATGTGATGCCAATGTTCACCTTCATTTGGGCAGTTAGCACATTTGTCAATCATGTTCCGTATTCCCTTCCAAGCGCCTCAAGCGAGATAAACTGAGGCTCGTAGTACCCATCACGCAATTCCCGTTTGACCACGACACCTTTCCACCAATCTTTATTGGCTTGCCCCGCCCAGCCTTCGTCTGCACCTTTGAAGCAACCGACAACGCACCCGATAATGCCATTAGGATACGCACCGTCCTTAAAATAAATACTCCGCTTATGAGAATGACCACAAGTGCTACTGGCGTTATTATTTTGAAGGAGGGTATAAGCATGATGAGTACCAGAAGTAGCTGTGCCATAATTGCCAGAGCTAAAGAAATGGCTATAGAGTATGCCATCCTTACAAACGATGGAGGGGGCGCTATTTTCATAGGGGTAATACTCGTCAAACCAGTGGTCAGTTTGGAGATGACTGAAGGAAATACCGTACTTGCTACCTTCAAGCCTTGGGTCTAGTTTGATAGCCTTGTTGATCCTCTGTTCGTGATTCCCTGAGAGGCCAATGAAACCCGGACGCTTACGCTTGTGGTGACGAAACTTCCAGCGAATCCTCTCTTGTGAATCGTTATAGTGTTCGATGTCCTGTTCGTAACTCTGTGTGACGATAGCCTGAGGATACCTAGTGTCATAAGAGTTGAGGGACTTCATGTCAGCCCCATCCCCCAAGTCTACCACATAGTCAGGTTTAAGGTCATACAGGAACTCACCAAGCCAAGAGAACCTTTCGTTAGACACTTCAGGGCTTGAGTGTCCACAACTGAACACTACTACTGTTTTACCACCGCTCAAGTCACACCTCCAATGGTGTCATAGACCTATCGACTTCCGCCTTAAACCAGTAGGCTTCATCAAAGGTCTCAAAGAAAATTTCATGGTACTCAAAGTAACCACTCTTGTCATTCTTGTCAGTTACCATACACACTAGATAGTTAAACCCGGAGTATTCATCCTCATAGGGGCCATCAGTGACCTTCCATATAAGGGGCTTAGGTTGCTTTCTGTCATCACTAGATGTCATAGTCTTTGGTACTCCCATCGTGGACTCCTTCAAGATACATCAACCAAAGTACCTTAAGTAATTCTTCTTCAGTGGGGTTGTCCTTATAGGCTTGGATGTCCCACCAGTATATTTGCCACAGTTTTTCTTTAGTCATCATAGTGCCTTTCATACTTCAAACGAATATCCTCAAGATATACCCAATAATCCAAGTCAATCACTGCCAAAGGCTTCTTATAGTCCCCTTTAACCACTACAATCGGCTGGCAACCATCAGGACAGTTACTCTTGCATTGTTCTACAAAAGAGTAGACCTGTAGCTTAGCCCTAGCCTTACACTCGATAGACACTGGTAGCATGTCTCTGGCATGAGGGGATAGCACTAGGTCTTCACCTAACTGCCCCATACCGATACTCTCAATGTCGCCTTCCCTGAAAGAGTCACTAAGGCTTAGGAGTTTATCCCTTACGAGTTGCTGGAGGCGTCTTCCTTTCCCTTTAGCTGATGCTGTGCTTATACGTTTAGGCATTAGGGGGCTCCCATAGTTGCCCCTCATAACGCTGAAGGTGAAGTAGTCTGCCGTTCTCCAGTATCCTCTCAACGGGATCACCTTGGCAGTCTGGGTGGTCACTGTAAGCCTTGAGGCACCTATCGTACAACTCATATTCAGTCGTAGCCCCTTCAAGCAGTGCAGCAGCCTTC